ATCCGATTGAAGATTATCCAAAAGGAGAAAACAAAAAATACGATTCAAGTTATAAACCAAAAGTGCAATTGGATTTGTTTTAAATTAAAAATGGGCATTAATTCCGCCTTTATATAAACACAGAATTTAAACCAATAACGGACATATGAAAAAGAAATTAATTTTAAGCGCAGTTTTTATCACGATTGGATCAATTGTATGTATTGCATATAATCAGGTCAGAAAATCAAAGTATGGTGGCAAAAAACAAGTAATTGCCAAACGTTTAGAAATCAGTCAGGCATTTATGATGGATACATTTAAACCCATTGAGGATTTTGAAATTATTTATTTTGATGAACACAGGGGATTGGTAGAAATTAAAACGACAGCAAAATGAGAAACGAACACGAACACAGATTGCAAACGGTTTTAGCAATGTATTTGGATTTGCACAATTACACGTTTTTTGCAATACCAAATGGTGGATGGCGCAACAAAGCAGTTGCCGGCAAATTAAAGGCAGAGGGAGTGAAAGCAGGTGTGGCAGATATGTTGATCCTTTTGCCAAACCAATCATTTCATGGCCTGTTTATAGAGGTCAAAATTGTTGGGAATTATCAGCAACCTAATCAAAAGGAATTTGAAGCAAAAGCAAGGGAATGCGGATATGAATACCTAATTGTGCGATCATTGGATGAATTGATTGAAAAGCTAAAATACTATGAGGCAAACAAATTTATTGAACAGGACAAAGTTATGGCCGCATACAGATCAGGATATATTGATGGAAAACTTGAAAATCAAATGACAATACGATGACAAATAGAGAAAAAGCCATTGTATGGGCAAAGGAAAGAATTGCCGATCCAAATTTTAGTCAGGAGCCGGTACAAATCACGGCATGGGAACGCATTGATAATCCAAAATTATTCCTAGAAACCTGCATTTCCCGGTTGGAACATGGATCAGAACGAGAAAAACGGCCGGTTTATAATCGTGTCAGAAACCTAAAAATTGCATTATCATGACAATGCACGATGATCAAATATGGGTAAATGGCGATGTGAAATGTTCGGATCAATTATCGACTGATGAAGCAATGGAAATAATTGAGGAAATACAGGACATGATGATATTTTATAAATTAATCAAAATTGATTTGTGTATTGATCCATATAAATTCCCAAAGGAAATTTTAGATATTAAAAACCTATGAAAGCGACAACAGACAAAATCAGATTATTGACATTCTTTGCATTATCGCAAAATATGTTGGATTTCATCGATGGATCATGGCAAGGCCATCCGGCAAACAAACAGGGGGTGAAAATGATCACAAAGCAAATGATCAGGGAGTTGGAAAAAACAATGAATGTTCTATTTCCGAACAATAAAAATGATGATCCGGATTTACCTGATGCATTGGATACGTTTCAAAATGCCTGTACAGCAATGGAGGCATTTTTTATGTTAGGAATGGAAATGGATCAGATGAATCAAACAAAGAAAGATTCGTTGAATACACAGATTAATATTTTGTTAAAATCTTATGGAATTGATTGTTGGGATAAACCAATGTCAAACCTATGGAAAAACTAATTAAATTTGTTGCGCAGTTGGGTGATGAATAACTGCCTGAAACAAAAGCACACATTTACCTAATCAATATAAAATGAAAAATGAGAGCCGTGAAATGGTGGATCATCCGCAACATTATCAATCTGATGGAGGCATCGAGGCAATTGATGTAATTGAATCATTCCATTTGGATTTTAATTTAGGAAACGCAATCAAATATATTTTAAGAGCAGACAGCAAAGGCAACAAGAAACAGGATTTGGAAAAATCATTGTGGTATATTAACCGGGAGTTATTAAAATTTAAAGGATAATGGATCATAATCATTTAGTCACAATTATTTGGTGGATTGATGGCTTAAAATGCATTATAATACTATTATTGATTTATTTAATTAACCAACAAAATAATGGCAGACAAGAATAAAATTTCATTTGATTTTGATGATACATTATCAACAGATAAAGGACAGGCAATGGCCAAAAGGTTTATTGATGAAGGGATGACCGTGTACATTATAACAGCAAGACAACGCAGAATGTCAGCCGGTGTTTATGAGGTGGCTGATGAATTAGGCATACCACATACACGAATCTATTTTACAAATGGAGCAGACAAATGGGAAACAATCAAACGTTTGGACATTGGCATCCATTATGATAATAATCAGGAGCAGATTGATAAAATCAACCAAAATACAGATTGCGAAGGCCGTTTGTTTACAGCATAATGATTGAGGATATAAACATAAAATTAGTCATTCCGCATCCGAACAATCCACGTTTGATTAAAGATGATAAGTTTAAAAAATTGGTGAAGTCCATTAAGGAGTTCCCGGAAATGTTGCAATTGAGGCCAATTATTGTTGATGACAATATGATTGTATTGGGTGGCAATATGCGTTTGCGTGCCTGTATTGAAGCAGGATTGAAACGTGTGCCAATTATAAAGGCATCAGCATTGACACCGGAACAACAGAAACGGTTTATAATTGTGGACAATGCCGGGTTTGGTGAGTGGGATTGGGATGTATTGGCCAATCAATGGGAAATAGATGATTTGACTGAATGGGGGGTTGATTTGCCTGTTTATAAGGAATTAGGGTTTGAATTGCCTGTTGATCAAACGGCTGATCCAAAGGATCAATTTCTAATTGAAGTGGTTTTTGAATCAGAGGAACAAAGGCAAATGGCATACAATCATTTCATTGAAAATGGGTTAAATTGCAGATTAAAAAAATAGAATATGGCGGTAAATGCACGTGTGACAAAGTTGAACAAGAAACGGATGTTGGATGCCCTTGAAAAATCATTGGGCATTGTGACAACAGCATCGAAGGCAACAGAGATTCCACGATCTGTGCATTATGAATGGATGCAAAAGGATTTAGCATACCGGGAGGCAGTTGATGCATTAGCTGATATGACATTGGATTTTGCGGAATCGCAGTTGCACAGGCAAATCAAAGATGGCAATACAACGGCCACAATATTTTATTTAAAGACCAAAGGCAAAAAACGTGGATACGTGGAACGCACAGAGGTTGTACATGAAACCGGCATTGAATCTGCCATAATAGAATGGACACCGGCAACAATCGAAAACGAATAGGGCAGAAATGCAACATTCAGTTTTATCAGACATTAAACAGCAATAAACGAATCAAAGTTCATCAGGGCGGCACACGTTCGGGGAAAACTTATGCCCTGTGCCAATATCTGATTTATAAAATGACATCATCCAAAATACCATTGGTGATTTCAATTGTGCGGAAAACATTACCTGCATTAAAGGGATCAGTTCAACGTGATTTCCTAGAAATATTAGATAATTTGGGCATTCTTTATGTGGGGCAACACAACAAATCAGAAAACACATACACGTTTGGCGGTCACGTTGTAGAATTTTTATCAGTTGATGAGCCGCAAAAAATAAGAGGCCGGAAACGTAATATTTGCTATTGCAATGAGGTCAATGAGTTAGATTATGAGGATTTCAGGCAGTTATTAATGCGGACAACAGATGAAATGATCTGTGATTTTAATCCATCCGATCCGGTGCATTGGATTTATGATGAGGTAATCACACGTGATGATTGCGATATGTGGATCACAACGTATTTGGACAATAAGTTTTTGCCACCTGAATTGATCAATGAAATTGAAAGATTAAAGGCAAAAGATCCGGATTATTGGAGGGTTTACGGTGAGGGAAAACGTGCCGTGTTTAGTGATCGGCAAATATTTCCTAATTGGCAATTCATTCCAAAGGCGGAATTTCCTGAATTTGATGATGTGTTTTATGGATTGGATTTTGGATTCAGTCATGATCCAACAGCCATTGTGCAATTGGCAAAGGTTGGTGATAAATTATTCATCCATGAAATTGTGTACAAAAAGGGAATGACAAACCGTGACATTGCCGATTTCCTAAAAGAAAAGAAAATCAATGAACACATAATTTATTGTGAATCCGCAGAACCCAAATCAATTGAGGAATTAAGGCAGATGGATATTTTGGCAATGCCTGCAATCAAAGGTGAGGGATCAATAAAGGCCGGAATTAGTTTATTAAAGGAACATGAGGTGATCTGTTCAATAGAATCGCAGAATTTGCACAATGAATTTCAGTTTTATTTTTGGGAACAATTAAAGGATGGAACGATTATAAATAAGCCGATTGACAAACACAATCACCTGATGGATGCAATTCGGTATGGGGTATATACCAAATACAAAAACCGTTCTGATTTTTTTGTGGTTTAATTATGTATTTTTGAGAAAAAAAAGCGATACAGATGGCATCATTGATTGATACATTCCGGCAGACAATTGCCAAAGCATTGGGATCAGGTACGAATCCGGCATACAACAAATTGATTTATACGTGGCTAGGCACAAACATCATTGTCAATGAGGATGCAGATTCCACATATATCCGTGATGGATACCAACGCAATGCAACCATTTATTCAATCATTAATTTGATTGTTAAGGCAGCAACCACCATTCCGATGACCGTTTACAGGGTTACAAATGAGGGATCAGCAAAGCAATACAAGGCAATGACATCCGGTGTAATGGATGGGAATGCAATGTACAAAGCTAATATTTTGCGCAAAAGAGCATTTGAGGAAGTGACAGATAGTGATTTAGAGGCATTATTGAAACGGCCAAACCCTTCACAATCATTTTCAGCATGGTTGGGCGAATTAGTTGCATTCGGTAAATTAACCGGCAACAGATACGTTTACGGAATTGGGCCGGATACAGGGCCAAACGTGGGTAAATTCACAGAATTATATGCATTACCTTCGCAATTAGTGGAAATCGTTTCAGGTGGTGTAATGCAACCGGTGGCAGGATACAAAATACAATACAATTCAATGATTGAGGTTCCACCCGAAAGTGTGTGCCACATAAAAGATTTTAATCCGGATTATGACAGCACAGGATCAAACCTATATGGACAATCGCCATTGCGTGCCGGTCTGAGGGTATTATCCGCCAACAATGAGGCAGTCACCACCGGATTAAAATATTTACAGAATCAAACATCACGTGGTATGTTGATTTCAAAAGATGGTAATTTAACAGAGGTGCAGGCGCAAGCATTAAAAGACAAATTCCGCAAAAATTATCAGGGATCATCAAACGCAGGGGATGTGATTATCACACCAAAGGATTTGAGTTGGGTGAATTTTGGTTTATCTGCATCGGATTTATCATTGATTGAACAATACAATGGCACGGTAAAGGATTTGTGTAATATTTACAATATCCCTGTGCAGTTGCTAAACAATACAGATTCATCGACATACAACAACATGAAGGAAGCCAAAAAGGCTTTATATCAAAATGCGGTAATTCCTGAATTGATCAAAATACGTGATGAATTAAACAGATGGTTAGCACCAAAATTTGGCAAAAATGATGAGTATTTCATTGATTTTGATTTTACTGCCATCAGCGAAATGCAGGAGGAAGTTGATAAGTTGGTGACACAATTATCATCTGCGTGGTGGGTTACACCAAACGAAAAACGTGATGCAATGAATTATGCGATGGACACAGAAAACCAATTCATGAATGATTATTTTATTCCGGCTAATTTAATGGCACAGAATCAAACAATTGATGCATTAGAAAATCCAAAGTCACTAAAAATTGACTAAATATGCCATTGCCTAAACCGGAAACAGGTGAAAGCCAAAATGATTTCATGGGCCGTTGTGTTGTTGATCCTAATATTGTCAATGATTTTGGCACCATTGATCAACGTGTGGCGGTGTGTAGCAATTTATTCAATCCGCAGAAAGAAACAAAGGCACAGGATAATTGGGCGGATGATTTCGAAAACCAATTGACAAAAGCGGAACGCACATCAGTTCGTGATTTTACAGATTTTTACCGGGCAGAATATAATGATGCCATTGATCTATTTTTAAAGGTAGGGGCAATGACACCTGCATCAGCACAGGGATTTTTTCAGGATGCACAATACATTGAAATGTATGAAACCATGTATTCTAAAATCGGTTTACAATTTGCCAATTGGTATTCAAAAAACATTGAAAAATATTTACCAAAAGCAGATGTGGGCAATATGCAATCCATTTGGCGCAATGCATTTGCGTTTATGGGCAATCAGGTTGGCACACAGAGTGCAATTATGGTTTCATCAACAGCACAGGCCACATTGACAAACACAATCAGGCAATTTATGGCCGATCCTGTATTTCAATCAGGGGGTGAAGTTGTACAGGCTAAAATGTTGCGCCAAAAATTCAATCATTTAGCAGATTATCAGGCACGCAGGATTGTCCGTACAGAGGCAACAAATGCAGCCAATTACGCAACAGAGCAGGCAGCATTGAATTTGTTTCCCGGTCAGGATATGACCAAAACATGGCGATCGGGTTATGATGCAAGGGTAAGGCCGGCACATCAGGCAGCCAATGGGCAGATTGTGCCATTTAATAGCAAATTTTCAGTTGGTGGCGAATCATTACAAAGACCGGGTGATCCAAGTGCATCGGCCGGAAACAGAATCAATTGCCGTTGTTCAATGATTGTATTGCCAAAAGCAGGCGCACAGACAATTGGGCCATTGATCACCAATATTGGATTTGGAATGGCACAGGCAGAGGTTGTGGATGCAATATCATCTGCATTAATAGCACCGGAAATAATTGCAACGGTTGTGGCAGAAACGGCAGTTGTTGAGGCACAGGCGCAGAAAGAAGCAATGAGGCCGGACAATTGGGACAAAATTGTTCCAAAAGGTACGCAAATCAATGATGATTATTTGGCATTATTAAATACAAAACCACAAATGATTGATAATTATGGTAATGGATCAAGTTATAACATAAGTAAAAATATTATAAAAATTGATACTAAAAGACATTCGGCAAGTACAATTGGGAATGTTTTATCACACGAATTTGGCCATGCAATACACCATCAAAATGAATGGGTAACACGTTCAAAAGTAAATCCATTAATAAGAGAATTTTTTAATAAACATCAAAAAATGGTAGGTGTTGGTGTTAGGGGCGAAGAAAGAATCAAATTATTAAATGATGCATATCAAAAATTAAAATATTCTCAAAGTGCCGAATTTTTAAAACAATTTAATGATATAGATCCAAAATTATTAAATGAACATATAATTAATATGTTTGATTTTTTCGGAGCATTAACAAAAAACAAAATTGGTGGAGGACATAAAAATATATATTATAAAGTAATAAATAACGATAAGGTGGAATACATGGCCCACGTATTTGAAAATTTTTACAATGGTAATCCTGTATTTAAAAAATTATTTCCATCAATTTATGATGATACTATTGAATTGCTGAATCAATTAATTAAACTAAAAAAATGACATTATTTGAATTTAATATATTTGTAGATCAATATATGATTTTACATCCAAATGCAGAAAATCCTAAAAATTGGCTTTTTGTTTTAGGCATTAATGATATTGTTAGTTTTATTAAAAATGCAAATGGCAGAGAATTAATTTTCATATCAGAAAATGAAGATGTGTTGGATGGTGGCCATATTGCATACAAAGAAAATTAATTTTTGCATTTAGTTTTCTAATTAGCAATTTGACTAATTTTGGGCAAAGGATAGAATATGATTTACAAACAAACATCGATTGGTATTGAGGACATAGATGAAACAAACGGTATTGTTTCAGGTTATGGATCAATTTTTGGCAATATAGATTCAGATAATGACATCATATTGGCAGGAGCATACACCAAAACATTGCAGGAAAACGGTTCACGTGTTAGATATTGCAATCAGCACAGAATCGATCAACCATTAGGTAAATTCACAGAATTACGTGAGGATGGCACCGGATTGTATTTTGTGGCGCAAGTTCCAAAAACGAGAATGGGTGAGGATATTTTATTACTAATGAAAAACGGTGTAATCACGGAAAATTCAGTTGGTATTATGCCAATCATTAAGGAAAACCGGGCAGATGGTGTGCGTTTATTAAAGGAATGTAAATTGTACGAAATATCATGCGTTACATTGGCAGCAAATCCAATGGCATTGATCACAGATGCAAAGGGTGAAATTAATCAGGATTTATTGGCAAAACGTTTCGACATTTTAGCCAAAATGATTAAAAAAGAAAACGTATCCGATGAATTAGGATACGCAATTGAAGGTGAGTTGATGAAATTAAAATCATTGTTTGTGGATGTAACCACACGGCCGGCAGAAATTGTCACCGTGCCGGAAATCAAACAGGTTGAAATTTCCGAAATATTTTTATATTTAAACAAAAAAATTAAGTCAAAATAACATGACAGAAGAAATCAAAAATCAATTAGATGAATTAAATTCAGCTATTGACAGCCGTATCGCAAAAGCGGAAGGCCAAGCAGTTGCATCAGCAACAGGAAAAGCGGATGAATTATTAAAATCCGAAATCAAGAATTTAGAAACTAAATTCACAGAAATCCACAGCCGTATTGATGCCGCAGAGGTTGCAGCAAAGAAAACAGCATCAGGAGCAAACGCACAATCTTTCAAGCAATCATTAATTGATGGCATTACAAAGGGTGGTTTAGATGGTTTAGTAAATGGCAACAGCCGTTCAGCTAAATTTGAGATCAAAGCAGGTGATATGACCGTTGCAAACAATTTCACAGGTGAAGTAATCCCTGCGCAATATGTTCCGGGTATCAAGTATGATCCAACACGTCCGGTACACGTTCGCCAATTATTGGCACAAGGTTCAACATCATCTGAGGTTGTTCGTTACGTACGTGAATCAGCATACGACAATGGTGCAGCAGCGACAGCACAGGGATCAACGTTTACTGAATCAGATTTCGATTTGACAGCATACGATGCAAACGTTCAGAAAATCGGTACTTATTTCCGTATTTCTGAGGAAATGTTAGCAGATACCCCACAGCTAACATCTTATTTAGCAGCACGTGCGCCTGAGAAATTATTAACTGTTGAGGATGCTCAATTACTTTATGGTAACGGAACAGCACCAAACATTTCAGGTATTTCAACATCAGGATCAACAGCATTCGCAGCAGGTGCATTTGCAGGTTCAGTTGTAGCAGCAAATCAATTTGATGTTTTAACGGTAGCAATTAACCAATTAGCATTGGTAAACTATCGTCCTGATTATATCATGTTGAATCCAACAGATTTCAACAAAATCCTTTTATTGAAGGCAACAACCAATGAGTATTTGCAAGAGCAAGCATACATGGGTTTACAACCACAATTTTTAGGAATACCGGTTGTAATCAACACAGCGGTAACGGCAGGAACGTATTTGGTAGGTAATTTCGCAATGGGTACTCAATTATGGGTTCGTGAAAACCTTTCATTAGAGTTTTTCCGTGAGGATGGAACAAACGTACGTGATGGTTTCGTGACCGTTCGTTTGGTTGAGCGTATTGCATTAACTAACTACGCACCATTAGCAATTGTTAAGGGTGTATTTGCAACGGACATCGCTGCAATCTTAGATTAGTTTTAATACAGATTCAAATTAAGAGAGGCCACCTAAATTTTGGGTGGCTTTTCTTTTTATATTTGTTCAAAAAATAGCACAATTATGGGCAAAGTTTTAATGCGAAAAACGGTATTTGATAATAAAACAGGATACCACAAAGCCGGTGAAATCGTTACGGTTTCGGCTGATGTTGAAAGACATTATTTGGCACACAATTATGCAGTCAAAGCAGAGGCAGAGATTGTTGAAATAAAGGTGGAGGCCATTGAAATTGAAACCAAAGTGGAGGCCGTAGAGGTTGAAACAAAGGAACAAAAAATGATCTACGGACACATAGGACACAAACCAAAAAAGAATGCGGCAAATAAAAATTAATGATGTGATTGGGGTTCCAATCATTTCACGTACAGATGCAAAGAATTACATCCGTATTGATACAAATGCTGATGATACATTGATTGATTTGATGATTGAAGCGGCACACACAGCGGCTGAAAACTACATGAGCCGTGATATAATTGCAAAGGATCGCACCTATTATTTAGATTTTTCAAATGATGGGTTTATTGATGTGCCATTTGGCCCTGTGGCATCTGTTGATGCAGTTACGGTCAAAAATATTTCGGTGCCATTTACCGTGTATGGTTTAGGTGATCCGATTGTTGAAATTGGGCCATTAGGATCAAATATTAAAATCGATTTTATTACATCCGGAATGAATGATGGCATTTTAAAGCAGGCATTATTGATGATGGTTTCGACATATTACGATAATAGAACGGATTTCGTTACCGGTATGACCGTGAATGATGTTCCAAGTGCATCGGCAAAATTATTGGATGGATTAAAATCAGTATTTATATAATGGCATCAGGGAACACGGCATCTTTATTGAAACAACGTATTTTGATCAAACGTTTGGCACGCACATCAGATGGATTTGGTGGCACAACACCGGGCGGTTACGTTACAATTGACACCGTATGGTGCCGTGTTCAGGAAACAAAGGGTGCCATTGATGAAAAGATGAGCATCCGTTTATTGTCCACAGAAATAGAAATCACGATCAGAAAGGAAACGGCTGATTTGATTGCCAATGAGGATGTATTGAGTGTAGAAGGATTTGCGGCATTGTATCGGATTAATTCCAATTTTCAAACGTTTGAGAATTTTTGGGTTAAAATGACAGCCACCAAAATTGCAGGATAATGGCAAAAAATAGCGGAGTTGATCCAAAACAATTGTCAGATTTACAAAAGAAAATTGCTGAATTGGGTAAATTATCCAAACAGGAATTGTCAAATGAATTGGTTAAAACTGCAATGTTTGCGGTTGCAGGAATGAAAACAGATGCCCGGCATGACACCGGTAATTTAAGAAATCAAACCGGATTTGAAAGGCAAAATGAAAATACGGTT